TACAGACAAGTCACTCTGGAACACCACTGTGTGTGGCAGTTTGACCTTGCCCAGGAAGTACGCCAGACGTTGATTCAAGTAAGATAAATTTTGTTCTATGATCCTTGTTCTTATGAATGAATCCTTCGCAGTCAACAGCTTGTACAGGAACTCTTGGTGCCTGTGTAGATCTTCCATTTCGTTTGCTTTTTCAAAGTCAACTTTTTGTATCGCTTTGCTTTGCATTTCTTCAATCTGTTCTGCATACACATCCTCTTTTTTCTCAGTCTGTTCCAGCTGACGTTTTAGATCCTGCAACGAACCTTTGTGATTGTACGCTTCGTCTATTGTGTCGTAGTATGTGTCTGGTATGTTGCCTAGGTCACCTATTGCATCCACGTCCTGTTGTATCTTTACAAGGTCGTTTTTGAGTTTTGACACATACTCCACTGATTCTGTCAGTGTTGATTTAAGTTTTCCGACCAGATGCTCGTGTTTGTCGTCGTGCAGTTCCTGTTCACATGTGGGACACTTGGCCGCCTCCGCAAACTCCAGATCTTTCTCAGTCTTTGCCACGGTGCTTTCTGCCTTGGCCAACGAATCCTCATGATACGCTTTCTCCTTCTCTAGACTTCTCAACGCAGTCTGCATCTCGTTGTGTTTGGACAGTCTCTTGTGTGCATCCAATTCTTTTACGATGTTCACTTTGTCCAGTTCTGCTATTGCTTCTTGGAAACTTTTTATGTCTTCTTCTTTCTGACTTGTCCATGCAGTGGACCTTATCTTTAGGCTTTCAATCGATTCCTGTATTTTTTCATTTGATGCGACCCTGGCATCTATTGTTAATTTCTCTTCTGTTAGTAATTGTTTGGTTGCTTTCTGTTTTTCCTTCAACAGGTCTGCTTTTTGAGACAACAAAGTTATACCCAGCAACTGCTCGATGATCTCTCTTTGCTCTGCTTGTTTGGTTGATAAAAATGGTTGTGTGTAAGTGTTTAATGCTATTATGTTCTTGAACATGGCATGGGTCATTCCCATTAACTTGTTGATCTCTAGTTGTGTTTCTCTGTTTTCACCTTGTGCTTCATTGGACTCTAAATTTTGTTCAATGTCGTTTGCATAGAATTTGAATATCTGGGGTTTTCTTCCTCTTTCGATCGTATATGTGACTCCGTTCTTTATGAACTTAACACTTACTACCATGCCCCTCTCGTTAGTTTTGTTGACAAGGTTGTCCCTTCTGATGTTTGTTAATGCTTCACCAAAGAACACATATGACAGTGCATTGATGATTGTTGTCTTACCAGTACCATTCCTAGCACCTGCGTCATCACCGCCTAGGTCCATGTTCTCACCGATGACCAGAACCAGGCTCTTGTCAGCGAAATTGATGGCCTGCACTTGGTTGCCCACGCTCATGAAGTTTTTGACTGTGAGTTCTTTAATCGTTAGCATTTGCTTTATCCATTAGTTTACGCCATCTTTTGTAACCGGCTATCCAGACACTTTGCGGAGTGTCTTTGTCTGATATGTTCGAAGGCCATTTCTTTGCAGGGAGCCTCTTTAAAATATCCCAGAATTTCTTTTTACTAATTTGCGACATCGAGATCGTTGTAAATTGCTGTTAATATGTTCTTATCAAACGTTTCCGAATCAACGCCTTGTAACTGTTTGATAACAATTTGGTCTACACTGTCAAACTTCTGTACTTGTACTGTTGGCTGTTGTGCGTTGTCTACCTGCTCGGGTATCAGTTGTAGTTCTCTTAAACTGTATTTGTCTATGAATGTTTCTCTAATAAAGTTTGCTTCTTCGTAGCTTATCTTAATGTCTAGTGTAACTCTTACATACATCTTTGGTTTTAAATATTTGTCGGGATCTGCAAGAAGTTCTGAAATCTTGATAGTGATATATCTCGGCATATCGGGCCAATTAATGTACTTAGGTTCTCCACCGTATTCCAATATCATCATACCTCTGTCGTCGTCCCAAGCATCTGCGTAGTTGTGGGGAAACGCATTACCCATGTATGTTATATTCTTCATGTACTGTCTCTTATGGAAGTGTCCTGAGAATACTTTTCCACAACCTGCGAAATGATCTGACTGTATAGTACCAACATCTGGCATATCTACCATAGCATTCATCTTGAAGTACGGAAGTTCAAAATGTCCAAACACATACTTCTGCTTCATTTTCTCAATCTTTTTATACTCGTCTTCTATAATCCATGGGATAATCGCCACATCGTCTTCGACCAACCAATTGTTGACAATGTGTATGTTGGGAATGTTCCTGATGTATTCCATAGAATTGATCTCTCTTTTCTCCCTGTAATATAAATCATGGTTGCCCATGATAACGTAGACTTTTTCAAATGCCGCACCCAGTCGTTCCATGTTGGACACCGTGTAGTTCATCGTGCTAACGTTGGTCGCCGATCTGTGATGGTGCCAGTCGCCTAGGAATATACAGGTCTCACAGCCTTCTGCTTTGGCTTGTTCTATGAACCATCGCACGAAGTCTTCACAGTCGTCGTTGTGGATCCTAGAGTTACCCTTTAACCCAAAGTGTATGTCTGTGAAACAAGCGACTTTCTTAAAGAATGCCATGTGTTACCATTTCTTCTTTACTGTTGGTTTATGATTGGTCATGTCAATCTTATTTTTAAACTTGACTGCATCTAGATCCGCTTTCATGTCAATCTTGCCAGTCTTCTTGAATTTCTTGTTTAATTTTGCAAGTCCGGTCTTGTTGACCTCGTGTACTTCTCCGTGTACAGTCTCCATCATCTTCTTGTATGAAGGTGCACTAGTGGCGTTCTCGTTCTGCCTAGTGAAACTTGGCATCATGCTGTTGTATTCCAGTAGGTCATCCCTGATCGATTGATTTTTCTTTTCGATGTTCAGTATTCTCGTGAATGAATTTGTGATGGCCGCTGTGTAGTATGCGAACGGGTTGTCAGACTTTGACTCGTCGAACTGCAAACCAATCTGACTCAGTTGCATCAGTGCCTGTGATTGCATCTCGTCGTTGTAGGTGTAACCTCTCCAGTTTGATCTGGTCCCGTATCTCTCACACAACTTCATGTACATCATCGCAAGTGTGTTGGTCATCTTGCCGTGGTCACATGAGAAGTTTCCGTTCTCCATTCCGCCAATCCAGTGTGATTTCCCCACACACACTAATTTTCCTTTTTCGTCAAACTTGTAGTGTTGGAAGGGCGGGAAGTTCACCTTGCTGTGATGATCCGCCGTCTGTTTAGGATTCTTCTTCCTCTCACTGTCCAATGGCACATGATCAAACATCATGACCCTGAACACAAGTTCCTTCTTCTCTAATTTCCTAGGTGACACGGTGTAGTCCACTAGTTTAATTTTTTTGAGACCCGAATCCTTGGCCGCCTCCCATGCTTCCTGCGTGAGCCTCTTGGCCTTGGCCTTCCTGGCCATCGTAACGGCACTGGCGTTGATCTTCTTAAGATTGGGTACTATCAGATCATAACGTGCATTTTCCGGGGCTATGTATGAACAATACGTGTTCTTGCTGGCGTGTATCTGTGCCAATAGATCTCTGTTGTTTAGGTACTTTACTCTCTTCATAATTCCTTTACCTTGTGTTGTTGTGATTCGTGCCGTATGGGTAATTAAGTGTGCCTAAAATAATGCCTATAAATATAGTTTAAGTATACTGAATTTAACAAAGGAAATCAACCATTAAGATGGAATACGGAGAAGCAGGAAAACAAGTTGGAAAACTAGTAAAGAACGTAAGCACGGGCATATTCAACAGGACAGTGGGCAGGCTCCTGGGTTCGGGCATTTCCACGGACAGCAGGATTGTGAACGCCAGGGCCAAGTGGTCAGGCAGGAAGGACAAGAAAGACTGGCGTGTGAGATTACAGGTCCCTGACGGACCGTTGGCACAGTTCTTTGATTTTGATAGGAATCCACTGCTACAACCACTGGCAGGGTCACGTGGTATTTTCTGGCCCCTGACTCCGTCGATGGTGATACAGCACTCGGCCAACTACAACGCCATGGACATGACACACAGCAACTATCCACACCAGGCCTACCAGAATTCACAAGTGGACAGCATGAACATAATTGGTGAGTTTCCGGTACAGAATTCTGATGATGCCAAGCACTGGGTGGCGACTGTTAACTTCCTGAGGACGGCGACCAAGATGTTCTTTGGTAAGGACGATGGCAATGGGTTGAAAGGAAATCCACCACCGATACTGCACCTGTTTGGATATGGTGATCACATGTTCCACAAGATACCGGTTGTGTTGAATTCGTTCAACGTTGAACTTAGGGCAGGAATAGACTACATCTCCACCAAACAAGGTAGTGTGTACAATAAAACGACAGCAAGAAGCCCCAACGAGCCGGAGGCATCCGATTATGATCAGACCTGGGCACCAACCCTGTCAAACATATCAGTGCTGATAACACCGATCTACTCGAGGGAGTCTATCAAGAACTTCTCGATGAAGAAATTCGTGCGTGGAGAGCTGAATGGCAAGGATTCTAATGAGGTGGGCTTCATTTAATGGCAATTTACTCAAACACATCACCGTACTCGACCACACAGGAAATGCCAGACCATCTTGGCATACTGAATCCCAGGACCATCACAGCTGAACAGGATGACCAGAGCTACACCATAGAGAGGACCTACGCATACCGACCAGACCTACTGGCCTATGACCTTTACGGTTCACCCAGGCTGTGGTGGGTGTTCGTGCAACGTAATCCGGACCAGCTGGAAGATCCCATATACGATTTCAAACCGGGCGTGACCATACAGTTGCCCAAGAAAGAAACTCTTCTCAAAGATCTGGGGATTTAATCATGACCAAAAGATTTACCTATAGATCATCAAAAAGCACAACGTCAAACATTAAAACTATCGATGAGCAGGCCAACTCTAGATCAAAGGCGGTCAACGATAGAATTAAAAAGAATTTCTACGACAACGATGCCAACTTCACTGCAGGTGGAACAACAGCGGCAGATTACAACGCCCAGGAAGATTATCGTAGCAGACAATATAATAATTCCGATGGAAACAACAGTACCACGACCAGTACAGATGATAAAACACAGCCGGTAGTTGACATATCAGAACCCAACCAGTTGTTCGAGTATGCCTCGTACAATGTGCTGTTCACACTGAGTGCTTTAGGCCAGGGAGAACTGGAGAACACCAAATTGCTGATGCAATCGGTACCGCATGACATAATTGCCAGGAGTTCGGGCATAGGTCCTGACGCCAACAAGAGTGATACAACGGCCGATACTCAAAACAATATGAGAAATGTTGCTGGTGACCCCAACGATAAACTAATCAACACCCCCGGCAATGAACGGCTAAAGGGTGCCCTGGAAAAGAGCCAGGCGACACTGGCCAATAACAGAGACATATATTTCAAAAGCGTGAACATGAATGCAATACCGGGACTCAACGAACAGAGAAGATTGACAGGGGTAACACAGATAAAGATGGAACTGATAGAACCCGCTGGGATCAGCCTACTGGAGAAGGTCAGGGGTGCCGCATTCAACAACGGCTACCTGGACCACCTGGATGCACCGTTCCTGTTGACCATGAACTTCACAGGATTTGACGAACTGGGTAACACCATATCAGACAAGGTGAAAGGATCACTCAATCGTAGGATACCGATTAAGCTAATTGACATGGACATGTCGATCACCAGTGCCGGCACGTCATACACCCTGTCAGCGATACCGATAAGTGAGGGTGCGTTTACGAACAGATACAACTACCCCAGGACCACAGGCAAGCTGTCATTGACCAACAACAACACACTGGGCGGTGTGGTGAAAGAACTTGAAAAAGCACTGAACAAACAGAATGAAGACGAAAGAGATGCGGGACTGATAGAACATCCAGATGTGTACGAAATATCCATAAACGAAAAACTGAGGCCCGAAGTGACGATCAATATTTTCTCTATAGACGAGGCAGGAATGTTTGTGACACAAGGCACCGGACCACGTAACCAGGACTACCTGAGGTTCAATCAAAACAATGCTGTAATAAAGATACTGGAAGAGATAATGAAGGGACACCCAGATTTCACGGACGACAAATTCGAAGAATTCAAAACGAAGAACACAGGAGACCAGAACCCTGTGTCCAAGTTCACACCGGCCTATGACTTTGACGAGGCACCCACGGAAAGTTTCTATTATGATTACTTCAGGATAAAAAGCAGTGTGGTACCAACACCAAAATTTGATAAGATAAGGAACAAGAATGTCAAGAAAATCATCTACACGATAGAACCGTACAAGGTACATGCAATGTCCTTGGCAATACCGGGTGCCAGCACAGGACAAGCATTCAAGAACTTCGTACACAAGAAATACAACTACATATTCACGGGAGAGAACACTGACATACTGGACCTAGACATCAAGTACAGGGTGGCCTATTTCCAGAGCAGACTGAAGGACGTGGACTCCAGCGAGTCCAGGAAGATCAACATAGTCAGCCCGGATAACATTAGTAAAGCAACAGGTGGATCAACAGCCAGGGGACAGGGCAGTGACGGGAATCTTCACCTCAGCTCAGAAGTTAGTGGGGTCAAGTCAGCGACAGCAGGTAAGACGGGAGGCACTGCACCGGTCCTGGACGCTTTCCTTGATTCACTGACACACCCACTCGCGGACATGGTGGTGGTCAGGATGACCATACTGGGTGACCCGGCCTACCTGGGACAGTCACAGTTCATACCGGCAACCCCACAGACGTCAGGGGATGGAACGCACACAGACACAAACATGGATTACTTCCACGGTTCCTCGGACAAGGTATGGAACTCAAAACTGCACTGTTTCAATGCCGATCTGGCAGAGCCAGTGGTGTTGCTGAAGTTCAGGATGCCAACGGACATAAATGACCAGACAGGCGTGTATGAAATGCGTAGTGACCAGTCAGCGGAATTCTCCGGACTCTACAGGGTGGTACAGGTGGAACACAGCTTTGATAGTGGCCGATACACAAATGTACTGACAATGACCAGGTTCAACAACCAGGGCATCGAGGTATCTGATCCACAGTCATCGTTATCAGTGGCTGGTAAACTAACAACAAAAACAGATCTAATGCTTTTGGCCAAGAGGGCCGCGTTGGGAGGAATTGATGACTTAATTAACAATGTAAAAAGAGAATTCAAGGATAAACTATCAAGCATAGTAAAAAAATAAAATGGCACTTAAAGATTATTTAAAAGGAGACGCATCAACACCTGTTGCTCCAGGCAATGACCAAGACTGGTCAACTTCCAATCCGGGACCATACTTTGGGATAGTCAAGGGCAACTCCGATCCAACGAGGATGGGACGACTATCGGTGCTTATACCCAGTCTCGCGAAGGTAGGTTCCAAGGACGTTACAGAGAATCAGCTAGTGACCTGTGACTACCTTTCACCGTTCTACGGGGCCAAGGACGCCCAGAAAACGAATGGTGCATCAAGGGAGTACAACGACTCACAGCACTCTTATGGTTTCTGGGGAGTACCACCTGATCTTGAAACAAAAGTTCTAGTGATATTTGCAGAGGGCAAGATGGAGCAGGCCTACTGGATAGGATGCATACAGGATCCCTACACCAACCACATGGTACCAGGCATAGCGTCAAGTACCAACACACACGACAGCCTGGATGGAACATTCGAAGGTGCAGATGCAGGATATCAGAAAGACAAAATATCAACGTATGGATCAACAAATGTTCCCGCAGGAGAGCTCAACAGGAGAACCCCAGGAGCACTGGTAAACGGAAATTACGAGGGAACGTCACTGCCCATACACCCATTTGCTGACATATTGGTCAAACAGGGATTGAGTGCAGACGATATACGTGGTAACACATCAAGTTCAGCACGTAGGGAATCACCCAGCCAGGTTTTTGGTATCAGCACCCCGGGTCGTAAAGACATCGGAACAACTAAACAACAGGTAGGACCAAAGGATTCAGGAGCGACTGACTATGTCGTGAGGACACCGGGACACACGTTCACCATGGACGACGGAGCCGCTGACGGTACCAACCAACTGACGAGATTGAGGACGGCCTCTGGACACCAATTGCTGATGCATGACACAGACGGCATAGTTTACATAGCCAATGGTTCAGGTAACGCATGGATAGAGATGAACCGGGACGGCAAGATAGATCTTTACTCGGGAGTGGGAGGGATAAACATCAGGACACAGGGTGACTTCAACCTACACAGTGATGCCAACATCAACATGCACGCCGCAGGATCCGTGAGGATGAGTGCGGAGACAGACATGATACAGTCGGCCTCGGCCATGTTCAACATCGGAGACCAGGGGATATTCAACAGCTCACAGGCAGGATCCATAAGGGATTTCGCAAGGGACGGATTGACATCATTCACACCTGGCGTACAACTGCACGGAGCCGGTGGAGCAGTACACCTGGCAGGATCGCAGGTACACATGAACTCAACGAGTGCGAGTCCACAATGGGGACCAGATTGGCTGACCACTGACAAGGTGGGAATGACACCCAGGGAAGAGGGAGACGTGGAACTGGCCAAGAAGGGCATTGAACCACTACAATCTTTCACAAAGAAAACAAAGACCACAGTACACAGATTCGTCACACACGAACCCATGCCAAGATTCAAGGGATTCACTTCGGAAGGACTCCTACCGAGCTTGGACCAAGGAAGACTGGACACAATACAGTGGAGTAAACGTGCCAACACACCGGGCACGGTGGAGTACATGGAACAGAAAAACAGGATCAGTAAAATAGAGAGCATCAGGCTTGGACAGTTCCAGGCAGACTCGGAGAGATTTCTAAAAGACAAGATGGGCAATTCAACAAGTGCTATCAAGGCACGGGAGTTGATCACAGAGTTCGGAAACAAGTATGACGAGACATTCGACGTGATAAACCAGGCCAAGGACACGTTCAATGAAATAGAAAGCATATCCAACAAGTTGAAGAACTTCGACCTCAGCGACACTTTGAAAGATGTCAAGAAAAATTTAACGACACAGCTGACCAACCAGGTGATAGAAAGCCTCTCCGGCAACGGTGCGGTGCAGTTGTTCAAGGACAACGTGTTCACTAATGCATCCGGAAAATTGTTCTCACTGGGCGGTGGTGGTGGTGGTGGAAACGTTTTAGATGAATTTGGGACAAGTGGAAATGTATATGGCACATCTCTAAACGACGTGCTGAAAAATGTACAGGGCATAACGGGAAACCTAAATTTAGGAAACTTTGGATCGATAGCAGGTAACGTGAGCACGGTAACGAACGTGTACAAGAATGTGATGGCAGGCAACATCACAAACGTTGCTACACAGATTGGTATTTCTACCTTGAAGTCCACGGCAACAGGTTTCTTAAAAAAATCCTTAGCCGGCTCGTCGGCAAGTTTCTTCAAATCAAGCGGCTTCGGTCCCAGCTTCCAACCATCGGGATTCACCAGCTTGGTGACGTCGATTGGTGGCATAAAACTTGGCAGTGGCACTATTTCTTCAGCGGTTACGGCCGTGGGCACATTCTTCACAACAAGATTCAGCGATGTCAGACTCAAGGAAGACATACGATTAGTTGGCAAGTCACCCACAGGCATCAACATATATTCGTTTAAATACAAACAGTCAGCAGGAACATACGAGGGCGTGATGGCCCAGGAAGTTCCATGGGCTAGACAAATGACAGACACAGGATTCTACATGGTGGATTACAGCAAGGTGGATGTTGAATTTAGGAGATTGAACTAATGGCATACGGTAGCGGTAGCGGATCAAATCTGAGTAACAAGAATGTGACCTTCAAAGGTTTCAGTTCCAGGGCGGACAAACAGAACTTCAAACTGTACGACTTTGAATGTGCCAAACAGGATCTCATAAACAGACTGAGTATAAGAAAGGGCGAGAGGGTGGAGAACCCAGAGTTCGGCACCATAATATATGACGCACTGTTCGAACCATTCACTGAAGCACTAAAGGAGGCTATTATTGACGATGTCACGGCAAATCTCAACGCAGATCCACGTATCGCCACAGAGGAGATACTGGTATCCGAAGCGGACAAGGGCATAGCCATACAGGCAACTATTACATATGTTCCCTTGGATATCACAGAGAAACTGAGGTTCAATTTTGATGAGAACTCACTGTTGCGCCTATCTTAAAGTACGCACATTTCCTAACACATAAATATCGTTGTTAACAAGCTGATAAAATTATGGCCACAACAGACAGACAGAACCGATTACTAGTTGCCGAAGATTGGAGGAAGATCTACCAATCATTCCAGCAGGCAGATTTCAAGAGCTACGACTTCGAGACACTCAGAAGGACCATG